GACTGAGCGTAGGCATCGGCTTCGCCTTCCCAGTACGCCTGCGGGCCGGACGCGCCCCACGGCGTAGTCTCGTCGTCCGGGATGGCGATGCTGGCGGTCTCGATGGGCAGCTGGTCGGCACGACCGAACAGGCTGTCTTCGGCGTTCACGAGCCGCGTGATGGTTTCGCGGAACTCGGTCGGCACGGCGAAGCCGCCGTCCGCACCGACGGCCTCGGAGCCGTAGGTGCTGAGGGTCGCCTTCTGCCAGCTGACGAGCCGGTCGGACGGGGCGTGATCGTGGCCCTTCAGGCCGGCACGCACGACGTCGAGGAAGAACTCGCCGGGCGCGCGGTAGCCGCCCTTCGGATCGTCCACGAGGCAGACCTTGCCGCCGCTGATGTCGGGCCGGCGGCTCTTGGTTTCGGTCGGCTTGGGCTGTAGCTCGTCCAGAGCCCGACGGACGCGCTCGTCCACCTGAGCCTGAAGCTCGGCCTGCTTGGCAACGTTGGTCGCGTCGAACGGCTTGCCGCTCCGGGTCGCGAACAGCTCGTCCAGGTTCAGCTCGCGGTCACCCGCGAGCACGGTACGGTCGCTGCGGCCCTCGGCTCGCAGCCACGACTTGACGCCGTCGAGGTCATCCTCGCGGCCCTCGTAGCCGGCAGCCTGAAAGCCGGCCACCAGATCGTTCCACTTCATGGTGTTGGTCCTAGATGGTGGAGCCGCCGTCGCTGCCAGTCCCACGATCCAGTCGGGTCAGCCGTCTGACCACCCGCACCGTCTCGCTTTGCCGCGTGCGCAGCATCGCTGTTGAGATCAGAATATCCGGAACGGCTTCGGCAGCTCCAGCCGCATGGGCAGCGGGCCGTCGATCCGGGTCGCTGAAGTCGGGCCGGACAGGTGATTCCGGCTGAGCCCCAGCTGCCGCACCGTCTCGCCGTCGGGCACGAGTCCCTTGCTGACGGCGACGAGCAGCGCGTCCTGGTTGGCCGGGATCGAGACGACGCTGAACTCCAGCAGGTTCCATCGAGTCACGACGGACCGCACGTTCTCGCCGAACCGCTCGGCGTCCTTGGCCGTCGCCTCTCGCCGGCCTCCCGGCGGGATGCTGAAGCCGACGCTGAAGCCGTTGAGCACGCCCTGCTGAAGCAGGCTCAGCACGGTATCCGGCGGCCACTCAAGGTTGGCCGGCAGGCTGTCGGGCCGCTCGGCGAACTGCACCTGAGCGAGCACGGCGTTGCTGGTCGTGCGCAGGTTCGACGCCCGGCCCAGCACGCGGTCAGGATCATGCTGCATCAGCACGACCGGGTTGCGGCGGTACTCCTCGGCTTGCAGGCCGCTGGGCAGCAGCACGTCGCCGTCGCGGTCCACGCTGGTCGTGCTGATGCGTGCCAGTGCGGTCCTCGCCGGCAGGCCTGCTTCGGCCTTGAGCGTCACGTCGCAGAATTTGCGGTCCATGTCAGGCTCCATTGTCCACGTCGTCCTCGAGGTCCACGGGCTGGGGCATGAACTCGGACAGCGTGACCGTTTCCCACGGTTGGTCGATTGTGGCGAGCCACTGGTCGCCTGCAAGCGTGCCAGGGCCGTATCGACTGGTCAGCTTCTCGATGAGGTGAGCCTCGCTGGTGATGCCGTGGAACGTTCGCCAGCTGCCGCGGACCTTGACGCGGTACGGACGCGGACCCTTGGTTTCGTACATCCGCTGCATGTCAGCTTCCGATGATGACCGCTCGCATGGTGCAGCGGCAGTTGGGATGGATAGGCGGGCCGGGCTGCCCGGCGTCGAAGTAGTCCATGACGTACGTCCGCGGACGACCGTCTGCCGCAGGCGGGAGGTCCACGTTGAAGCCGTTCTCAAACATCGGCTTGCCCAGCTCAAATCGCTTCTCCGGGTTCACGCGGTCGAAGTGCGAATCGACGGCGGCGCAGATGTCGCACGGGTTGGCCGACAGCCGGAACTCCTTGGCCTCGACGACTCCGCTTTGGATCATGCCCTGCTCCTGAGCGTATGTCGAAGCGAATCGGGCCTCGGTGCGGGCCAGCCGGCGGGCCATCCACTCTTCGGTAGCATTCGTCTGGGCGATCTGCTTGGCAGCCTGCACCGGGTTGACGCCGGTGCGGATCATGGATTCGAGGTGCTTGACCGTCGCGTCCGGGTACGTCGTCGCCACGGTCTGGGCGATCCTGCCGGCGGACCGCTCGACGAACTCGACCACCAGCGGGTTGGTGCTGTTGAACGCCAGCCCGATGCCGGGCCGCAGGCCGTTGATGGTCGCCTGTCCGGTCGCCGTCACGACTCGACGCATGCCCTGGTTGGCGTCGGTCGCCAGCTGGAGCGTGACCTCGTCCATCCGGCTGCTGAGGATGTCGAGCACGTCCTCGGGATGCCGGACCCGCTCGGCGGCGGCAAGCAGGATCGCCCGCATGGACCGGATGGCAGCCTCGACGGGCCGGGCCAACAGCCGGATCTCCTCTGGGTCATCCGGCACGGCTGCCTTCCGGACGTCCTCCAGCACCTGCCAGTCCGGAACCGAACGCATGCCAAACACGTCCGATGCCTTGATGACGCCGGTCCTGCCGGCGATCTCAGGGCAGCAGCGGCCACCACGGGATTGGCGGTGGGCCGTGGCGGCTCGCTGCTGCGTTTCCTCGACGTCGCCGTCGTCCGGGTCGTCCTCGTCGTCCTCGGGCTTTACGGGCTCCTGCGGCCCGCCAGCAGCCGGCATGGGCTGGAAGCCAGGGAACGGAGCCGGCGGCTCGACGGCCAGTGCCAGCGGCGTCAGGCCGGCAGCCACAAGCGGCACTTCCGCCTCGGGCGTGCCCAGCGGAGACGCGCCGTCCTCCCGCCGGATCTCGTCCACGCTCCAGCCGGACGAGAGCTTGCTCGCCCGTTCACTTGCCCTGGTCGCGGCGTCGGTGCGGATCGGGTTGTCCGGCACGACCAAGTAGCCCGGTCCAAACGCCGGCAGCAGCTGCTCATTAACCGTGTCGAACACGCGGCATGCCAGCGGCCAGACGGTGAGCCGGAGGTGCTGGTCGATGGCCTCCTTGGTCACTGCTCGGTTGGCATCCTCGGGCGTCACGAGTGCCTTGGGCACGCCGAAGCCGGCGCAGAGGAAGTCCCGCACGAGCCGGCTCGACTCGCTGAACTCCAGCTCTCGGCTGGTTTGGCCGAGCCGCTCGATCTTGACTTCGGCTCCGCTGAGGAACGCTACGGTCTCCTTGCGGCGGTAGAGCTGGCCGAACAGGTTGCGCCATCGGCTGCGGAACGCCCGCTTGTCTGCCTCGCTGACCGGCTTGGGCGTCGTCACCAGATGGTCCGGCGTGCCGTGCCGCTCGAACAGCCAGCTGTTGAACTCGGCGATATGGCCGGCGGCCCGCACATACGGTCGCCATGCGTCCAGCTCGCAGATGCCGCGGTACGGGTTGCTCGGGTTGTAGCGTCGGAACCAGACGACCTCGGACGGGTCGAACTGCTGCGTCCCGCCGGACGGCACGCGGTAGTCGAAGCCGCGAACGAACGTTTCGCGGTCGGCCACGGGCGTGATGCGGCTGGGCATCATCCGCCAGATCTCGGACGGCACGGGCTTGCCGGCGTCGGGCTGCACGCGGAACCAGTAGGCGTCTCCGAACAGCTGGAGATCGTTGTACGTTCCCTCCATGAGCCCGTAGCCGTCGGTCCACGGGTTGGCCTGCTGGAGCAGATCGATGATCGGATGCTGCTCGATCTCGACGGCATCGTCCAGCCGGTAGCGGGTCGCCTTGCGGACGGACGCCGGCGCGGACAGCTCGTACTCGCCCCGCACGAACTTGCGGTCGGCGTCGGTCATCTTCCGCACGACGCCGGCCCGCTCTAGGTCGCGGCGAGCTGCGGCGTCTCGGGTAATCCGCACGAGCTTCCAGCTGAGGGTCGCGGCGACGGTGGCGTTGATGCCGGCGAGCCGGTGCACCCAGAGGCTGAACAGATCCTCGGGTGCATCACCGCCGGATCGCTCGGGCCTGCTGGTCAGCCCCTGGGCGAGGATGTCGGACGGACCGAGGACGGCGCGGTGCAGCTTGCTCGGGTCAGCCACGGATATCACCAGTCATCATCGTGCCCCACGTCGAGCACCAGAGGAGCCGCGGATGCCTCGCTGCGGCATCGGACGGCGAGAGCCAGAGCCATGACGGCATCGTCATGCACGCCGGGTGGCGCGGCGTACCGTACACCGCCTCGGCTGTAGTCGAACCGGAACGCCATCAGTTCATCCATCAGCAGGTCACGCGGAATCCGGATTGCACGGGTCTGGATCGCCATGGCGAGCCCTTCCAGCAGGCTCTGACGGCTGGTCGCCGTGAACTTGAAACCCTCGACGTACGGTGCCTGCCGTGCCAGCTCCTCGACAATCGGGTCGCCGACGCCGGTCGAGTCAACCAGGGCCGGAGCTTGCAGCATGACTTGGAGCCGGCGGGTCGTGTTCCGCCAGTCGGACCTCCAGCGGTGCAGATGCGTGCAAACGCCGTCGGCGTCGAGCCCGATGGCGACGGTCCAGTCATGGCTCTTGGCGAGGTCCACGCCCCACGCGGCGGGCGGGTCGTTCGTCGGCTGGTCGAGCGTGCAGACGGCCCGGATGGCGTCGGCCCCGAACGGGTTGGCGATGTCGTCCGCGGGCTCGCCGAGGTACTCCTGCCGGAACACAAGGTCGGGCAGCTCCTCGCGGGCGGCCTCGATTTCCGCCGGCGGGATATGCGGGTTGCTGCTTGTCGGCATCCGCCACGACGCCCAGCCGTCCCGCTCCTGCTGCCCGCGGAGGTAGAGCTGGTGGAAGCCGTCCGCGCCCCGCGGCGTCGAAGTAAACCAGGCCGTGCCCTCGAGGTCGGTCAGCATCGGCCTGAGGCTGGCCTGCCACGTCTCGAGCAGGTCGCGGACGTATGCGGCCTCGTCAATGACCATGCAGCCGTACGCCCGCCCGCGGCCGGAGTCCGGGTTGTCCAGCGACCATAGTTCGATGGTCCCGCCGGTCGGTAGGCCGATGCGTCGTTCGGCAATGCTGACATCGCAGAGGTCCAGCATCGGGCCGAGGGTGCGCCGCAGGGCTCGCCAGACCTCGGACTGCATGCGGTAGGTCGGAGCAAACCACGCGGTCGGCTGACCGTCGAGTGCGGCGTTAAGCAGGATGTCCACGCCGAGGGTCGTCTTGCCCCAGCGGCGGCCGCACTGGAGCACGTTGAACCGCCGGGCCTCGGCAAGCACGCGGCGTTGCCCGTCGTGCAGGACGGGCAGCTGGAGGTCGATGACGGTCACAGCCGGGCGAAAGCCTCGCGTCGAACGATGGCCATAAACTCGTCCAGGGCGTCATCATCGACCTGGGCCTTCGCCAGCAGCAGATCTTCGACGGCATCGCAGGCGTCGAGCATGGCCCGCTCGCGGATGTCGCGTTCAGTCTTTGGGTCGATGGGCTCGCGGAACCGGTCGGACATGGTGAGCTTCATGGTCCTACTCCCTGACGATGCGGATGGTGACCTCGGCGTCGGTCAGCTTGCCAGCGGCGAGCCGGGCGTCGAGGTGCTCGTCCGCCTGCACCTGACCGACGATGGTCGCCATGGTCTTGACGCACGAGACAATGGCCCGCTGGTCGCCGGCGTTGCGGGCGATGTCCAGCGCGGCGTCCAGAGCTTTGGTGTAGCCGTGCAGCTGCTCGGCGTTGATGTTCCAGCCGGCAGCGATGCCACGCTTGAGGGTCTTGCGGTCGCGTCCGTCGTGCATGTCAAGCTGGTCATCGGGCATACCGGCTCCCCTCCCTCAGCCGTTGAAAGGTTAGCACGGCTGTCAAGCATCGC